GTACTAGATGTATAACTATCTATGAATACGTACCATTCAAGGATCAGTACATTCCAGAGATTTCTACTATTGTATCTACTGCTGTTATTGGCTTTGTCGCTGCCAGTAGTCCACTACTTCTTAATGTCATCAAACCGTTAGTAAAAAATATCGTTAAAAAGCTGACAAAGAAAAAAGATAAGATAGAATAAAAGAACCTTATTTTTTCATGGCGACAGATAAGGTGTCTAGGTAGGCAAGTTTACCCGTACTTGTCTACTGCTTTAATTTATGAGCATGAGGTAACACCTGATTCGCACGGGGTGTTATCCGAATATCTGAGCATAAATTATAGTAAGGACTGTCCTTAGTAAAACTTATACCAGCAATCTTTTTTTCACCGCAATGTTTTAATCTGGCAAAATGCCAATCAAGTTCAAGATTTTTAAGTTGTTGTTTTTGTATATCAGTTTGAGTTTTAGCAGCATCTTTACATTGTTTAGTTAACTGTCTATCTAACGGAATAGAAAAGTTCAAGGTTATACCACTACCTAGTGCGTAGCTATCTTTATTCGTTCCAGAATAGTTCTGTTGATAGTACAGAATATTACCTGGGTTGTCAGGTGTACCATCTCCTATAGCATTACCATCATCATCAAAATCCCCAACTATATCTGTTGGATCGTACACAGGAGTTTCATAAAAATGACTAAAAGGTTTTCTGTAATTTGAATTAAAAGTAGTAAATGGAGTTATGGTCATCATTGCTCCCTGACATACAACCCCACCTCCATATTGGTTCGTATGAAAACTACCATTATTTACGTTCCAATTTTGATTAGTTACTGACCCACTATTACTTTGGCTGACAGCATTAGCTAAAACCTTTACAGGGCTTAAGATTATTGCGAGAACACAGAGGTAGTAGTAGTAACGGATTCTGTTGTTATGTCTCTTTGGATTGTCGTTATGTTCTGCAAACCAGGGCCATGATAGGTTTCTGTAAATTGGAAAGAATCTCCTGATGTCGGATTGGTTTGTGTCCAGTTTGGTTTTGTTGTCATATCTAATCCTGTCCATTTATAAGTTGTACCTCCTACAGTTCCATTAACTTCAACTGCGGTAGATCCCATATCTCCTCCATCATGTGATATTCCTGTTCCTGTAACTGTATATTCGTAGCCTGTCTTAAAATCTTTACTGGTAATACTTTCTGACAAAGTAGAAGTTGTAGAAGTCGTGCTGGACATAGTTCCTGTTGTAAAATTAGGAACCAAGTTTGCATTAGCTGGTAAAACATATAGAAGAAATAGTAATAAAAGCTTCCGCATAGCTCATGTTCAATCCACGGTGACAGAAGTTACATAAGAACCTGTAGCCGTAGTACCTGCTGAACCTGCTGTTATTTGGATTACATGATTATCAACAGTACCAGCTAAATTTGTAGCGACTCCTCCCGAAGTACTAGTCAAATCACCAAAGGGGCTTACTTCTCCAGTGGTTAGTGTAGTAGCTATTGTATCTCCAGTAGTGTGAGAAACCGTGTAATTGAAACTTTCCCCGTCAGTTAATTGCGATGCGGTAATTGGTGTATAAGCGTTTACACCATTAGTTGCTGCACCCAAACCACCCACACTGCCAGACGTGGTCCCGTCTGTAGTATTCACTCCGGTCCCCGAAACACTGTATGAGTTTCCGATACGATCTGCTGTAGTTCCTGGGGCTGCAACTTCTAGCTGAACTGATGAACTTATCGAAGAAGTTATGTCAGCATAAGCTGGTGCTGATAACAAAAACAAGAATGGGATTAGTCTTTTCATTTTTTTGGATCGACAACTTTAGCACCCACTATTTTTATAGGTGTTTCTACTCTTATAGTCTGATACGAACCATCAGTTTTGGCAAGTTCCTTGTTCTCATCTCCGTTTTCCTTACGTTTTTTAGCACCCTCAAGCCCAAAAGAACTAAGTGCTGTTGCTAACAGAGAAGCCGGAAATGTAATATCCTGCTTTTCTCCTGTTGTCAGACCTGGAATCTTAGGGAGATAATTGCTGGTCACGAGGAGGCCCGACCAAAAAACTACCAGAAGCCTGACTGCGACTGAGATGTACTCAAATTGTTCTTCTTTATCATCAAACTTTTCTTTAATCTTTTGAAAAGTGCTCTTCTTTTCTTCTGCCATAGCTTGTTTTATTAGTCATACTAGACATAATTACGGATTTAAGCAAATGACAGAAGTACAGGCAGCTTTACTAGGAGCAGCAGCTACCGCATTTGTTATGGTCTTGTCAAACATGAGTAATCGTAGAGAACGTACCATAATAGATATTTACAACAGATTAAACCAGTTATCGCAAGCGGTTAGCAGGTTAGAAGGCCAAAACCGTTAATGTTTGTTATGTTTAGGAAAGAACACAAAAACTTTTCATGTCTAAATTTTTAATCGGTCTATTTATCAAATTTGGCAAAAGTGAATCGCTACGCAAAGCTTGTTTGTCGCTATTAAAAGATTTAGTAGCCAAATCAGATAATGATGTAGACGATGCCATCGTCAAGATGATTGAAGAAAAATTATTTCCAGTAAAATGAAAATAAACAAATTTCTAAACATTGAGGTAGAAGAAGCTCCAGCAGAGTTAAAACTATCAGTCGAGATGAGATGTAGAGAAATTATGAAAAGCAATGACCATGACAATATCAAAAGGTATTGTACTCATCTCATAAGACACCAAATGGAACAGGATGTATTTCTGGCCTCAATGTTAGGTAGGTTGGTAGAACTTGAGGCGAATCTTGTTGTAAGTCAGGTACGGAAAGAAAAGAAAACTAACCCTTTAAAAAAGTTTTTTCGTATTCCTTAATATATTTTTCTTCAAACTCTTTAATTAACATACTATTGGTTTTATCAACTTCATAATTAAATTTAAGAATCGAAGTTCTTATATGTTCAGTAACCCAAGAACCATCTTTACTAACCAACTGTGCTTTTTGTCTGTCATTAATAAAAACATAATGATCTTGGCCTTTTAATTGGACATCTAATAAATTTTTTTCTAAGTTTTTACGTCTGATTTCTTTTAATCTTTGCAATTTTTTAGCATCAGCCATTTTCTAATTCCTCGATCCTTTTATTTATAGCATCATATCTTACACAGTATTCCTTAAGATCTAACCGTTCAAACCAGAATTGTTTCTGTAATTCTGCAAGCTGGTCGTAATAGTTTTTGATTAAGTCTTTGTTTTTCATTCTTCATCAAGTTTTACTTGTTCCCACTTTATAGAAAAATATTCAACAGGAAAATCCTTATAATTTTTATACCTTTTATTTTGTAATGATTTGTACATATCATCTCTATTTAAAAATTCAAATTTTTTAAAATTATATTGTTTACAAAGAGATCTTACATATATCTCAAAATCAGTACCAGTATAAATTTTTCCTTTAGCACGATAAAAAAGATAAGTTTTGTCTTTCCTAGACTTAACTCCAAAAACCCAAACTTCTTTACTTTTTATTGGAAAGTTTGTATATCTACTTGGATGAATTGCAGTCATTTTGATTTGCTCCATAATTTTATAAGTAGTTCAAGTTCAGCAACTCTTTTCTTAGCTGCTGCAATTTTTTCGGCTGTTGTCATAAATAAAAAAGGGGTCTTACATGGAACTCTTCCAGAACAATGCCCCATATAAAAGTTAAGCCCTCGGTGCTATAGTGCCTCGGCCATCAACCCATTCCTCTTCTGAATTAGGATCAACTGACCACTGGCTGCCAAAGATGGTGAAACCAGGGATTTCTTCATAATCTGTTCTTGAGCTATATTTTCTGATGGAAGATCCTCCAGGAGTCTCGGCAGCAGTCGCTTGGTCTGTTAACCACTTAGCTGCTTTCTTTGCCTCTTCTGGGGTGAAGTCAATTAATAAATAACGGTCACAATCGTTGCCGCTTTTTTTCTTTCTGTTTCCAATAAATTTGAAACGTGCTGTAAATGCTGAATCCATTTGAATAAGTTAGTTAGGGTTGTTTGTGTTTTGCCATTCTTCAATATCGCTACGGTGGTAACGTATATTTCTTGAATGGGTATTGGGTTGACGGATCACAGTCCATTTCGGTCCAGATGGTCTTCCCTTACGACTTTTGGTTCTCCATAGTCGCACAGTTTGAGGTTTTACACCAAGCTCTTCAGCCAGTTGATCTGATGTTAAAAGTTCATTCATGCGTCCTCCTTCTCTAAAATAAGAGTAAGCAATCCATCCCTTTGATTTTCACTAATAGTTTTAGTTTCATATCGTTTGGAAATGTTTTTCTTTAACAAACCCAGCTTGTCTTTATTACTGGGTTTATTTATAAAGGCTTCACATTCTTGGATAAACTTCTCACTATCTGATCTATCAATCGGTTTATTACTGGAGGTTGTAGCTGGTTTGCTGTCCTCAGTCTTAGACCATGCCTTGCCTTTATCATATAAAGACAGGCCAAATTGATTTCCAAAGCTTATCAGTGCTCGCTTTTTTGCGTCAGTCTCTGCTTCTTTTATTGCTGATTCATGGTTAATACCAATACCTTGTTTTGTATTGCCATGACCTGCTCCTGTACCTTCTCTAACTATATCGCCAACTGTAACTCTGACTTTTGCTGTATAAGTCACAGCATCTGGTTCTGAATTGACACAGGTTGTTTCTATAGTTTCGCAAGACCAGCCATCAAAACCAAATATACGATTGGCCTCGTTTATAACGTGCCATCCCTCGACATAAGATAATTGGAATGTACCTGCTCTGTTCCCATCTCTTGTTTCTACATTTTTTTTGTCGATAGGTTGTTGCAGTAATTCAACCTGTTTTTCTGTAAAACTCATTTTGTTATAGGGGTTGTAAATGCCCATCGGGGCAAGGATAACGATTGTACACCTGATTGACACCAGCTAGGCCAGTCATCAAGCAGACGACATTCGGCAATTTTATCTAACGCATTTCTACTAAGATTCTGACCTTCTTTTAAGGCATCATCATCTAACTCCCATAACCCAACATCAAATGGATATTCAGATTGCACTACAAGAAATATAAATCTTTTTGCAGAAGGGACTCCATTGAGATAGTGTTTTGCTTGTAAATGGTACGAAAAGTTGGCAACAGCTTTTGCAAAGTCTTTAGGGTTAGCTCCTGATCTACTGGTCTTAAGATCAACAATAATATCTTTATTTAACCAATCTGGCCTGCACTTACAGGTCAGACCAGAAACCTTATCATCCCACCAGTATGATTTCTCGGCAATACCTTCACTGAGCAACTTCTTGGCATATGGTTCTGCAAAAACCGCATCCCTCATCTTAATTGCATTTTCCATATCAGATTCAGTAACAGCCGTCATTCCTTTACTCTCTGCTTCTTTGGCCTCTTCTTTACCTTTTTTGGTTGTTCTAGATGATACGGCAACAAATCTTTTCGTTAGCTCATCAGGTTCCAAGACGGCACAGTGAGTTAATGTTCCGAGCAACATGGCAGCCGTTGGTTTGCGTTCTGGCCTGTCGGGATTTAGAAAAGAATTATAAAAAGCTTTGGGGCCATGAGATGCCATCACCTTTTGCATTGATGCTGAGATTGCACCATCAGCATGATATTTTTCGTTTGAAATTTGAGTAGATCCTGTGGTCATTTGAGTACCTTAAGTTTTGTTTTTTTATTTACCTTGTCAAAAAAATCTTGGACAAGTTCTGATTGTGCTTTGTAGGGAAAAAGATATGCTTTTAGTTGTATCCATTCCCTGCGTGGATAATCAAATTCTATTTTCATGGTCTGTACTTCTTAGTATGAGGGCCATATTGCATAAAGATGTAAGGCCACGACTTTAAAATTATTGCCTTATCTTCAGGCATTGCCACAAGACCAGCCTGTGCAATACGTTTTAAAAATGGTGATGATTCTGGGGCATCAATAACAGATGCAAATGTATTAAAGATTTCTTTGTCAGTCATAGTTAAGATTGGATTGCCGAGGTCGGAGCGTTCAGGGGTTGGCCGCTTCTTCCTCGGTTTTTTATGGAAGCGTAAACCAAGATCGTATTCACTCATCATTGTTTTTTCTCTTGTATTTTGTATCTTTTTAAGATATATGCTTGGTAATCTCTTTTAAATTGTATTATGCCTTTGCCTTTCTTGCCTTCATACATAGCAAGTCGTTTTGTAAGACCTTTTCCGTCTTTGCATTCTTCCATTAATGGCCTTTCTGGAAAAAAAATTGGATTAAACTTATTCTTTAAAAGAAAATCGTGGGTTAATTGAAATATGTCTGTACGACTTTTAATTGTTCCTAAAAGTTTTTTAATTACAGGTTCATCTAATGTATGTTTAGATAAAATATTAGAAATTTCAATCCATTCATACTGACTAAAATTGTCAATTCTCATCGTCTTGCAAGCTCCTGACAAGCGGCTTGGACATTATATGTATGGCAATCTATCTGGGTAGACTTCGTTAAAGATGCTGTAGTTGCCAAATAAGTGATGGCAAGAATTGAAACGTAAAGTAATGCGTGTTTCATGGGGTTGGTTTCAGGGGTAAATTAATAATAACAAATGGTCAACAACTGTCAACCTTTAAAATAATAAAATCTGGACATCAGGCTTATAATTAGCCTCATATCTTTTATTATTTCCTTTTGGATATGGTTCTATTTGATATGCTAGATTTTTTCTCATTTCTTTTTTTTGCTTTTTATTTCCAATAAAATAAAAGTATCTGTGTTTTCTTGGTCTATCTACCATGTAAAAATCTTCTCCATATTTTTGTCTTAATAATTGCACTTGTTTTATATCTTTTTTATCTGTTCTGCCTAATGAGTCAGTAATACTTGCTGAATGTAAATGTTCTAATCCTTTAATTTTATAATCAGGTCTTTTTGCACTTAAGCCTGTATAAATCCAATTTGTTGCTTGATAAATATATCCATGATGGTTTTGTGATGTATCTGCATAACTAACAATCACATTCGGAGATGGTAGTTTTTTTAAGGTTTGTGATACAAAAAACGATAATATATTTTTCTCACTATTTTCATCTATTACAAGTCTATTTAATTCTAAAAAATGATCTTGAAATAAACCATTAAATGATCCTTTTACTAAGGCTGGACTCATGGGCCTACCATAACTACAAACACCAATAAGATTTTTTTCTCTATAAATTCCAAAAGCGTAAGATGTTGATGGTAGACGTTTTGCATAATGTTTTTTTAAAAACCATTCGTGAGTTTCTGAAGAATTGATTGATCTTACAAAATAATTGTTTTTCAATATCCCTCCCATCCATCAGCAGCTACTGGGCCTCTAGCATTTTTTTCTCTAAAAGAATCCATGCTTGCTTGCTCTTCTTTTGTAAAGTTAAGCTGCCCAACAAGGTGGCTGTAGTCGTAGCCTATGTACTGAGACAACATAGTTACTTTGAAATAGTAATCATTATATTTAGCTCGTATTTCAGTTAAATACCATTCTTTGTAAAGATCGGGATGTCTAAATTTTCTAGTGTAAACAATATCTGTTAAAGAATCAGAACTACCAAGTCCAACTCTATAGTTGTGGTCGTTCATCCAGTTTCTAAATTTAACTAAAAAGCATTGCTTTAGGCCGTTGTCATCTTTATATCTGCTAAGTTCTAAACCTGTCTCAAACCTTTGTAAAGGCTGGACTATTTTGCGTAACTTAGTTTCGTAAGCAGAGATAAGCATTTGTATCTCTGCATCAGGTAAATTTTGGTAAATAGTCATTTACTTAGCCTCCTGTTTTGTTGTGTAGTCGCCCCCTTTAGCAACCCATTTGCAAAAATCATTTTCAAAAAAATAAATAAATTTGTCATTTTTACCATCCCAGACAGGATCACAAAAAATAATTTCCTTTGCTTCCAAGCTGCTCAATAAGCCTTTTACTTGTTCCTTGCTTTCACAAACAGCTAAAGCGTCCTCAAAGTCAAACATTTGAGTACTGGGGCAAACGCCATCATCTTTTGCAAGAGGCCCCCACTCGTCAACTTTTACAAATTTGCATTTCAAAAGCTGTTGTTCTTTGTCTGTTAAATAATAATTGGTCATTTGAATCAGGGGTTGATTTACCTTTATATTACATCTACCTTCAACAACTGTCAACAAGGTCTCATTACTTCCACATCGAATCCAGCTTCTTTTAACTCCTCAATCCTATATTTCTGTACCTCACTCAATCTTCCCTTCTCGCTCTTCACCTCAATAAACTTTACCTCATCTGGTTTCATACATATCAGATCAGGCATACCAGCTCGGTTGCACATAATAAGTTTTATCACTGTCCATCCTTCTTTCTCGTGCCTGTCGATCAGCTTCTTCTGATATTGTGCTTCGGTCATTCCTATAATGGTTAATAGTATAACTTTCCTTTAATTTAACAACATCATATACTTTTAGCTCTATACCTTTATCAGCAAAAATATAATGTACCTTATTCTTTCTATCCCTGCCAAGAAAACTTGCCCTCTCCCTGCCCTGTAAATAACTTAAGGCAGAATAATCTATTCCCATAAAGATTAAATGGTCAGCACCACTTAAATTGACTCCCTCCCTACAACTCTTAACCTGACCAATAAATACTGATCCACTAACGGCATTAAATATATCTGGGTCATCGGTTGCCCTGTCGCCAAAGACTTCTCTCAGCATTTTGCCCTCTGCAATAAAGCAATATAAAATGGCAATCTTTCCCTTAAAATTATTTTCTATATATTCAGCCTTACTCTTATCAAAGATTATCGCTCCATGCCGTTCTGTAATCACATGACCATTATAAATCTGCTTCAGTTTGCTCATTACTTTAGCCCCTGTATCAGCCACCACTGCTCTTCTTCCAGGGCGACCAATAATACCAGTTTTTAATATTCTTGCTGCAAGCCTATAAGTTCTCCTCGACATCTTTACCTTATGGACTTCTTCTTCTAGTTCTTGGGTAAAACCTGCCTCTTTTTGCGTCATTTTTACCGTATATGGTTCAATATCTCTTAAAATTCTGCTTTGTTTGGCTTC